CGTCGGCACAAGCTCCTACACGGTGTGGAACGAGCGGGGGCGCATGTTCATCACGCTCCTGCACAACAATGGGTGGAACGCGAGGAAAGCCGTCCAGAAGATAAAAGGCTCGAAAGATGCCGAAACACAAACGTCAAACCTTTAAAAAACAGCAAGCACAATGGAAGCAAAGAACATTCATACAGCAGACAACCAAGTTTCCGCGCTCATCTCGCGCGAGGAGTACGACACAATCAAGTCGGTAATATCACGCATCGGATGCCCCGACATATTCGGCGAGCCCGACTTCTACGAGACGCTGTTCACGGTGTCGTTCTCGAAGTTCATCACCAACCAGCCACAGGCGGTGATGGCGTTGTCGATGGTGGCCAACGACGCGTCAGCCCGACCATCGAGGCAGATTCTCGACTTCGTGGAGTCGCTGTCAACCGTTAACGGGTTCATACAGGACATCTGCGGAGGCTACGACATCTACAACCAGCTTGACAAGTTCTGCGAGGTCATGGACGAGGCGCGGAGAGCCTACGACTGACATTCGCCATCCTCATACGCGAGGCAGGGGCAGGAAGCGAACAAAGAAAACACGCTTCCTGCCCCTGTTTTTGCCCCAATACAAGCTAAAAACAAAACTATAGTAATATAAAAACAACGATAATTTTGTAATTTTGCAAACAAAATCAAACCATTACACAAACTATGAGCAAGCCACAGACAAAGAGAAAGGCGCAATTGAAGCTCGCACGGCTTGAAATCGTTGCGAAACTGTACAAGCGTGGTCACAGTGTCAGGGAGATACAGGCGGAGGTGAAGAAACGCCTTGACATCGCTACCTATTCGTTGGCTACCGTGCATACCGACATCCACTCCCTGCTTGACGAGTGGCGCGACAGCCGCATTGACGATATGGACGCTGCCCTGCAACTTGAGCTTGAACGCATCGATGACACCGTTAAGGAGCTTTGGTCGCAGTGGGAGAAGTCAAAGGAAGACCATGTGAGAACCTCCAAGATGCGCCGCAGAGTCCCATCGAAGAAAGAGGACGCAAAGAAGGAAACGCTGAAGACATCGAGACTTGAAGACCACGAGACAAACGTTGTGGGTCTCGGCAACCCCGCCTACATCGCCGAGATACGCCAGCAGTTGGCAGAACGCCGCAAGCTGCTCGGTCTGTACGCACCCGAGAAGAAAGACATCAGCGGCTCGCTGTCATTCGCCGATTATCTTATCGAGAGCGGTCTTATTGACGAAGCGGAGCAACAGACGGCGCAATAAAACGCCGAATTTGCCCGATTTGCGGCTCTCTCGCCGTGTTTCTGCGTCAAGTGATATAAGTTATCGTCCCGAACAGAGAAAAGCCCACAGAGAGCCTTAAAATGAGTTTCGATGAAATCAGACAAGAGAAGGAGCATTAAAGAGCTGACACACGCCAAAGGGCTTGAACGGCTCGCCGCGTGGCGGTCAGACTGGGTGGCTTTCGCGCAGGAAGCCCTCGGCGTAACCCTCGACGCGGAACAGCAGGACATCCTCCGCTCTGTGCAGTTCAACAGGCGTACCTCGGTCGCTTCGGGAACGGCGCGGGGCAAGGACTTCGTGGCTGCTTGCGCCGCCATGTGCTTCCTTTACCTGACACCACGGTGGCGCAAAACTGACACAGGGAAGATTGAGCTTGTCGAAAACACAAAGGTAGCCTTGACAGCCCCGACCGACAGGCAGGTACAGAATATTATGATGCCCGAAATAGCCCGACTGTTCAACAGGGCGAAGACACGGCACATAGCCCTGCCCGGTAGGCTCAACGCATACAACATCAGAACCGACAACGAGGAGTGGTTTTTGACAGGCTTCAAGGCAGACGACAACAACCACGAGGCGTGGTCGGGCTTTCACGCCGTGCATACGATGTTCGTCATCACTGAAGCAACAGGCATCGGCGATGACACCTTTGCCGCCATCGAGGGCAACCTGCAAGGCGACAGCCGCATACTCCTCGTGTTCAACCCCAACACGCCTGTCGGTTATGCCGCCCGCAGTCAGAAAGGCGAGCGTTGGGCGAGGTTTCAGCTTAACTCTCTGACAGCCCCAAACGTGGTACAGAAGCGCATCGTCATCCCAGGGCAGGTGGATTACGAGTGGGTGCGAGACAAAATCGACAATTGGTGTATGCCGATAACCGAGGACGAGCGGCAGGCGGAGCTTGACGATTTCTTCTTTGAGAGTCGCTGGTATCGCCCAGAGGACTTGTTCCGCAAAAAGGTTCTCGGCAAGTTCCCGAAAGTAGCCGATGACGTGCTTATCCCTATGCAATGGCTGGAGTTGGCGCACAAGCGGTGGGCGCAGAACCACGGCAAAGAGCCGCTTAACACCGACCCTCGAATACTCGGCGTTGACGTGGCGGGGATGGGGCGCGACAGCACCGTCTATTGCGAGCGCAAGGGCTGTTGGGTCGCTCCGCTGACAGCACAGAACAGCGGCGGTCAGGCTGACCACATGAAAGTGGCGGGAGAGATAGTACACCGCCGACAGCACGACCCGACAATGTTTGTCAGCATTGACACTATCGGAGAGGGCGCGGGCGTTTACAGCCGTTGCCTTGAACTCGACAAGGAGGAGTATATCATCAGCTGCAAGTACAGCGAGGGGGCAAGGACGCACAATGACAGAGAGCTAACCGACATCACGGGGCAGTACCGCTTTCAGAATATGCGAGCCTATCTGTTTTGGTGCGTCCGTGATTGGCTCAACCCCAAGAATGACACAGGGGCGATGTTGCCGCCTGACAGAAACCTCGATGAGGAAGCCACGGAGATACGATGGTCTTTCCGCTCGGACGGCAGGATACTGATAGAGCCGAAAGACGACATCAAGAAGCGCATAGGCAGAAGCCCCGACAAGTTCGATGCCCTCGCCAACACGTTCTATCCGACATATACCCGAAAGAGGATTGACCTCGACAGGCTGCGGAAAGTGATACGAAGATAAGGCAAACAACAATCAAAAAAACCATTCATACGATGAAGATTGAAGACATCCTGCAAACAGGCGGGTCAGCGGCGCAGCAGATTGCCGCACTGAAAGAGAAAACGATAAACGTTCCGCTGTGGCGCGGACGCTATGGTCTTGCGCAGGAGTTCGACCCCCGCAAGCACCCCGTAATGAACAAACAGACCTATCGCGACATCGTGACAGAGGACGGCGTGGAGAGGGTTACGCGCATAACGTGCGACCTCCAACGGCTTGCCACGAAACGTATGTCCGAGCTTGTCTGCGGCATACCCGTGAAGCGCGTCTATAAGCCCGAAAATGACAGACAGAAAGAGGTTGCCGCTTTCATCGAGAACATCTATGACCGCAACCGCATTGACAGCGTGAACACGGAACGCTGCAATATGCTCTTCGCTGGATGCGAGGTGCTGACACTGTGGTATGCCGTGGAACAGCCGAACTCCTTGTATGGCTTCGACAGCCGCCTTAAACTCCGCTGCCGCAACTTCTCTCCCATGCTCGGCGATGACCTCTATCCGCTGTTCGATGAGTACGGCGACATGATAGCGATGTCGGTCGGTTATCAGCGCAAGGTGGGGCGCAAGTGGGTGCAGTACTTCGACACCTATACCTCGGAGCGGCACATCAAGTGGAGTACGCAGCTGACAGGGGAGTGGTCGGTGGTGGAGGACGAGCAGATAACGCTCGGCAAAATCCCTGCCGTGTATATGTGGCGACCAATGCCAATATGGGAGGACACCTCCAAGACCGTCTATGAGATAGAGTGGGCTTTGAGCCGCAACGGAAACTATCTCCGCGAGAACTCCAAGCCGCTGTTCGTGGTGTTCGCCGATGACGCCATTTCATACGGCGATGAGAAAAGCCCCAACAAGGAGTTCCGCTCCATCATGCAGTACCCCAAGGGCAGCACGGCGCAGTATATCACTTGGCAACAGGCTGTGGAAAACTTGAAGTTCTATGTGGAACAGCTGCGCAGTATGTTCTTCACACAGTTGCAGCTCCCCGATTGGTCTTACGACAAGATGTCGCAGCAGGCTCTGTCAGGCGAAAGCCGCAAGCAGCTCTTCATCGATGCACAGCTCAAAGTCAAGGACGAGAGCGGACGGCTCATCGAGTTCTTTGACCGTGAAATGAACGTGGTAAAGGCTTTTGTAAAGGTTATGCTCGGCGATAGTTACGCCGCTGACATAGAAGCCTTGAAAGTGGATATGCTGATAACGCCTTTCGCCATAACGGACGAGAAAGACACGATAGACAACCTTATGGCGGCAAACGGCGGCGAGCCTTTGATGTCGCAGAGGGAGAGTATCGAGCGTTACGGTCAGAGTGACGATGTGGACAGGACGATGCAGGAGATTGCGGCGCAGAAGAGCGTGGATGCGTTTGAACCCGAACCGACAATATAACCGCTATGGCACGAACCGCGAGACGAAAGGCAGAGCCGCCAACGCAATACCGCTGCCGTGACTGTCAGAACAGCTACGATTGGCAGGAAATAGGCTATGACGGCAAGCCTTTCCTTTGCCGCTGTCAATACAAACAGGAGGGAGGCAAGTTCTGTATCTTCCTTAATGACCGCCAATGTGAACATTTCATTTTGAGGAAAGACGATGGCAAGCAAGCAGAATAAATACGACCGCACACATCAGAGCCGCCTAAACGCCTATCTCCGCGCCGTGGAGGAGATATACCAAGAGGCGGCAAAGGAAGCAGCAGCCATTGGTCTGTCAATAGACGATTTCAACCCCGACAGGCTGTTTTCTTTCTCTGACTATCCGTCAACACGTAAAAAGGTTGATTCGCTGTTAGAGAGCCTGAAAACAGACCTCTCGGCGGTCATCATTAACGGAGTGAAGTCAGAGTGGACTTTGGCGAACCGCAAGAACAACGAGCTTTGCCGCCAAGTATTCGGCGACAAAATAAACCGTCTGACACAGGCGCAGTACAGGCGTTATTTCAGCACCAACGGCGCAGCACGTGATGCGTTCCTGCAACGCAAGGAAAACGGCTTGCGGCTGTCTGACCGTGTGTGGAACTACACCAACCAATTCAAGGCGGAGATAGAGCTTGGTCTTGACATCGGCATTCGCGGCGGTCTGTCAGCGCAGAAGCTCGCGCGGCAGCTGCAAGATTTCCTCAAGCACCCCGATATGCTCTTCCGCCGTGTCAGAGACGAACACGGACAGCTGCAACTATCCAAGCGGGCGGCGGCATACCACCCAGGGCGCGGCGTGTACCGCAGCAGCTATAAGAACGCTCGGCGGCTGGCGGTCACAGAGTGCAATATGGCTTACCGCACCGCAGACTATGAGCGGTGGCAGCAACTTGACTTCGTGGTCGGCATTCAGATTGAGCCGTCAAAGACCAACCACCCCATACCCGACATTTGCGACGACCTCGCGGGGAAGTACCCAAAGGATTTCAAATGGACGGGCTGGCACCCGCACTGCCGTTGCCACGCCCTTTCAATCCTCAAGACGATGGACGAGTTGGCGGCAGATGCGAAGCGCATACTTAACGGCAAAGAGCCGACCGAGGGCAGCGTGAACGAGGTCACAGACTTGCCCGACTGCTTCAAGGGGTGGGTAAATGACAACGCCGACCGTATAGCCTTTGCTCGTTCCAATGGAACGCTGCCTTATTTTCTAAAAGACAACGAGAGCAAAGGGTGGTTCGGTCAGTTTGTGGAAAGCCGTTATACAAACGCATACTTGAAGCAGATGCAAGCCCACGGTATTGACTTTGACGATAACATTGCTGACAGGCTGAAAGAAAGCCCGTTTAATCGGATTGATATTGTTACGTTGAATAGCGAAATACAGAGTATTCTTGCAAAACACGGCGTTACCGATGTCTTGTGTGTTATGAAAGCGACAAGCGCAGGGAATATCCGCCTTAATTGGGCATCCGATGATTTTGAAATGGTGCGAAGTTTTGACACAGACAGCAAAGGCATAAGAACCGTTGACCACGAATTGTTTACACTTTCAAAAAACCTAC